TCAACAAGACCACAAGAAGGTGATTTAATTTACTTCCCTCTTGGAAACCAAGTATTTGAAATTAGATTTGTAGAACATGAAAATCCATTCTACCAGTTAGGTAAACTTAATGTATTCAAACTACAATGTGAAACATTCGAATACTCACACGAAGAAATCGATGTCGGTATTGCAGAACTAGACAATATAGAAGACCAGTTCTCATATCAAGTAGAAATGACACTTGGTGCTGGTTCTGGAGACTTTGTAGTAGGTGAAACTGTAACACAAACTGTCAATACTGGTAAAACTGTATCTGGTAATGTAGTATCATATTCTAGTCTTAGTGCAAATCAGAAAACACTTAAAGTTAATAATATTACATATAGTGATGATTCGACTCCAGCTGCAAATACGATGTTTGTACTATCATCAAATACAAATGCTGGTAATATAGTTGGTGCTACAAGTAATGCAACTAGAGCTATTACAACTGCACCAGACCAATATGCAATGCCTAATGACCCACTTGCAGATAACAAAGACTTTGAAACTGCTGGAAGTAACATTGTTGACTTTAGTGAAAGTAATCCATTTGGTTCTCTATAAATACTATGGCAATATGGTACTTAAATATGTTACAGGAAGATGAAAGAATGAAAGTATTCCAATATATCACATCAAAACATTGGAGTCACAATGGAAACAATAGAAAAGCAGATGTTGGTAGAAGTGGAGATTGTTGGGGTGTTCGATTCTATGAAGATAATATGTGGATAAAAGATGAATTATATAAAGGACATAGTGAAAAATATGCATATGACGCTGCAGAAAACTATGTACAGGGAATAAAAAATGTTAGGTAAATCACATTTCTATCATGAAGCAATTAAAAGAGCAGTATCAGTCTTTGGTACTATGTTCAATGAGATTGATATTATGCGTGATAATGCAGATGGAACTGCAACTCAATTTGTTAGAGTTCCATTATCTTATGGCCCTAAACAAAAATTTATTGCAAGAGTAGACCAAGCTGCAGACCTTATGGACAACACAAAGTCAAGGGTTGCAATGACTTTACCAAGAATGGGATTCGATATTACTGCATTATCATATGATGCAGAAAGAAAACTTGGTAAGTTAAAACAATATAAACTACAAGATAGTGGTGATAATACTATTCTAAGAACACAATTTGCACCAGTTCCTTACAATATACAGTTTGGTTTATACATAATGGCAAAGAATACCGAAGATGCATTACAGATTGTAGAACAAATTTTACCATTCTTTACACCAGATTTTACAGTTACAATGACTACAGTGCCAGGCACTTCTGAGAAAAGAGATGTACCTATTGTACTTCAAGATGTATCTTATGATGACCAATATGAAGGTGATTTTCAGACTCGTAGAGTTATCGTGTGGACATTGAACTTTGAAATGAAGACATATTTGTATGGTTCTATATCATCATCTGAAATTATTAGAGATGTTCGTGCAAGAACATACATATCAGACGATGGTAAAGCAGATGTAGATGCTGGAAGACAGAGTGAAGTTAAAATGGTGCCGAATCCTACTAATGTAAGTCCAGAAACAAGTCCACTAAATATAACTGAAACAATAAACTTTTTTGATGGGAATGACTTCGATTATAATACCGATAAGTCAAATATTTAATTATGAAACAAACTATAGATGAGAAACTAGATGAACTTCTAGACATCAACAATGAAGCAGAAGAAGTAGTCAAAGAAACCAATAAACACCTAATTCCTAGAAACGAGAAAGGTCAGTTTGCAGAAAGGAAGGGTGAACAACAAATAGACTACAAATACACCAGAGACACTCTGTATGGACTCGTAGAGAGAGGACAGGATGCAATTGAGGGTATCCTAGACCTTGCAAAAGAAAGTGAACATCCGAGGACATATGAGGTTGCTGGACAGTTAATTAAGACAGTATCAGAGACTTCTGAAAAACTATTACAGATTCAAAAGATGATGAATGATTTAGAAGACGATAGACCTAAACATCAAACAACAAATCAAAATTTATTTGTAGGTTCTACTACAGAATTACAGAAACTACTAAAGAAACAAAATGCCGAAACCAAAAAATGAAGGATATCTAGGTAACTCTCAAGTAAAAAGAGCAGGGATTACCGAAGAATGGGATGACGAAAAGGTTCAAGAGTATTTAAGATGTACTCGTGACCCAGCTTATTTTATATCCAGATACATAAAAATCATATCACTAGATGAGGGGTTAGTTAACTTTAACTTATATGAATATCAAGAAAATCTTATTAATCAGTTTATTGATAACAGGTTTAACATTGTCCTTGCCTGTAGACAATCTGGAAAGTCAATCACAGTATGTGCCTACCTTCTTTGGTATCTCTTGTTCCATCCAGAACAAACAGTGGCCATACTTGCAAACAAAGGTGCTACAGCAAGAGAGATGTTATCTCGTATAACAACTATGTTGGAGAATGTACCATTCTTCTTACAGCCAGGGACTAAAGCACTAAACAAAGGGAGTATTGATTTTGAAAACAATTCTAGAATCATTGCATCTGCAACTACAACATCATCGATTCGTGGTCTATCTGTTAACCTTCTGTATCTTGATGAGTTTGCCTTTGTAGAAAATGCAGAACAGTTCTATACTGGTACATATCCAGTAATTACTTCTGGTAGGAATTCAAAGGTTATTATTACATCTACTGCAAATGGAGTAGGTAACATGTTCCATCGTATTTGGGAATCATCGGTTACAGGGTCAAATGAATTTGCAAACTACCAAGTTAACTGGTGGGATGTGCCTGGCAGAGACGAAAAATGGAAAGACCAGACAGTTGCAAATACATCGGAGTTGCAGTTTGAACAGGAATTTGGTAATTCATTCCTAGGAACTGGACGAACCTTGATACCTTCTAATATTATTTTAGGTCTTACATCCGAAAATCCTATGGAATTATATGGTAATGTAAGAGTATATAAAAAACCTAAACCACATCATGAGTATATAATGACTGTAGATGTTGCACAGGGTAAAGGTATGGACTATTCTACATTTACTATATTTGATATACATGATGGTAATATGTTTGAACAAGTATGTACAATGAGAGATAATATGATATCTCCTATGTTATTACCAGATATATGTGCAAAATATGGTAAGTTATACAATGATTGTTTAATAATTGTAGAGAATAACGACCAAGGAACAATGGTATGTAGAGAATTATATTATGAATTAGAATACGAAAATATGTTCCTAACTAGTGCTGTAAAGGCAGATGGTGTTGGTGTTAGAATGACTAAAAAGGTCAAAGCACTTGGTTGTGCAGCCCTAAAAGAAATAATGGAAGAGAAAAAACTCTATGTAAGAGATATAGATACGATACAAGAGTTTGCAACTTTTGTATCAAAAGGACAATCATTCCAAGCAGATGGTGGATGTCATGACGATATGGTAATGAATTGTGTATTATTTGCATGGTTTGTTAGTACACCATTATTCAAAGATATGTCAAATGCAGACTTAAAATCCATGTTATATGCAGAAAAACAAAAAGAAATTGAAGATGATATAGTCCCAATAGGTATCATGGATGGAAGAAATTATGAAGAAGATTCATTTGTAGAAGGTGGAGATAGATGGTCATATGAGAAAGATGGGACTTTTTAAAATCAAAGAAATACTAAATACTATGGACGAACAACAAAAATTGTGGTTCAGTCAGAATAGAAAACTTTTTATGGGAGAAAACTAAAATGGCATTTCAAGTATCACCTGGCGTACAAGTCAGAGAAATCGATGTTACAAATGTAGTTCCAGCAGTTTCATCAAGTATTGGTGCATTTGCTGGTGAATTTAGTTGGGGCCCAGTTGATGAAGTTAGAACTATTACATCAGAGAAAGAATTGGTATCAGTGTTTGGTGAACCCAAAGAAGCAGGTAGTGATGGCTACAATTCTGTTTTAGGGAAGAAAGAACACTTTTACTCAGCTGCAAACTTTTTGAAGTATGGAAACAACTTAAAAGTAGTTCGTGCATCCAATGGAATCTCAGCAGGTGATACTGGTGAGATGTTGAATGCAACAACTGGTTCAGCAGGGTTACTGATTAAAAATCCAACACATTACTATGAGTCAAACTACCATACTGGTAGTGCAGCTGGTAGTGCTGGTTTATTTACAGCAAGGTGTGCTGGGTCTCTCGGTAATAGTTTAAAAGTATCTATGTGTGTAGGTGCAAATGCATTTGCACAAAGTAATGTAACAACAGTTAGTGATTCCTCTATTGCAGTTGGAAATACTTCTATTGATGTTGCAGATGCTACTAAACTAGCAGTTGGTGATATTATTACTTTTGCTGGTGCAACATTTCAATATAATGTTACTAATATAGCATCTTCTACAATTACATTTAGTTTGACTACTGATAGTTCTCAAGGATTACAGGTTGCTCCAACTAATGGTGCAAACATTTCTAGAGAATGGGAATTTAGTACAAACTTTACTAAAGCACCTGGCTCAAGTCCAGATGCACTTGCAAACTCATCTTCTTTAGATGAACTGCATGTAATTGTTATTGATGAAGATGGTAAAATTACTGGAAGAGTAGGAGAAATCCTAGAAGTATATGAAGGTCTTTCACAGGCTTCAAATGCAAAAGACTCAGAGGGTAATTCAAACTACTATGTTGATAAAATTAGATACAACTCAAACTACATCTTCTGGACAAACCACGATTCAACTACAAGTGAAGCAGGAAGCACATTTGCAGCTGCTGGTGCAGCTTTTGACCAACATGACCTACCTTTAGGTGGTTCATTATCTAATGGTGCAGATGGATATCCTTTATCATCTGGTGCAAAAAATACTGCAAACTCCAGTTTCTTTGGAGATGCAGAAACACAAGATGTAGACTTTTTAATTGCAGGCCCTCTAGATGGGTATGCAAGTGGAGCAGTAGTTTCAACACTTGTAGAAGCAACAACTCAAGCAAACAATTTAATCGCAATTGCAGAAGGAAGAAAAGATTGTATGGCAATCATTTCACCAAGAAAAGCAGATTGTGTCAACAATGCTGGTAGTGAATCTACTAGTATCCAAGCATTTGCTAATACTCTAACTTCAAGTTCATATGCAGTATGTGATTCTGCATGGTGTTATCAATACGATAAGTATACTGATAACTTCTGTTATGTACCAGCTTGTTCACATACAGCAGGTATTATGGCAAGAACTGATAGAGATAGAGATGCATGGTTCTCACCAGCTGGTTATAACAGAGGACAATTCTTAGGAATTACTAAGTTGTCTTTCAACCCTAATCAAGCAGAGAGAGATGCACTATATAAGAAGAGAGTTAATCCAGTCGTAACTTTCCCTGGCCAAGGGACTGTATTATTTGGAGACAAAACTCTTCTTGCAAATGCAAGTGCATTTGACAGAATTAATGTTAGAAGATTATTCATTGTCATGGAGAAAGCAATTAGTACTGCAGCTAAATTCCAATTATTTGAATTTAACGATGCATTTACAAGAGCTCAATTTAGAGCAACAATTGAACCTTTCTTAAGACAAGTAAAAGGAAGACGAGGAATAGTAGATTTCCAAGTTATTTGTGACGAAACAAATAACCCACAATCAGTTGTGGATGCAAATCAATTCCAAGCTTCTATTTTTGTTAAACCAAATAAGAGTATCAACTTC